TCGTTGGTTCTAACCACGGCTTGTACGTTGTTCTTGTACCTGTTTTTGCTATTAAAGGATTTTTCGCAATCTCGGCCAGAGTGACGTTATAAGCATCTAGTTTGCTTTGGTATTGAGATTTTTGAGACTCAAATGCTGGCATCAGTTCGGTCTGATACCGTTTCACCTCGGATTCATACGGTGCCATCCTTTCGGCAACCATCTTCTGGTAGTCAGCAAAGCTCTGCTGATATTCGCCGGTCATCGACGCAATATTTTTTGAATACTGCTGCGCAAGACGTTCAATATCTGACATCCTGCGCACCTTTGTGCGCTTTTGGTAGATTGTCTCTGCCATTATTGCAGCCTCATCCCTGGTGAAAACTCAGCCGATGTGATGCCAAGCTCTGGCGTTAGACGTTCCTGCGACAGCAGCGCTCTGCGGCCACCACGGGTGCGAGCCTTCAACGCAGAGGCCTCAGATGCTGCAGCCTTGCGACGCTCCTCGTCAGCAGCCTCCTGCACTTCCTTGGCTTTCTTTTCCATCTCCAGCTTGTTCTCTTGGTACTGGAGTTGTTGCTTCTGGAACTGTTCTCTGGCAGCTAGCGCCTGCTGTTCTAATGACGCACCCTGCTTGGCGTACTCAGCAGTCTGCCGCGACATTTCCATACGCATTGCGGCTGCGTCGGAGGCCTGCTGTTTTAATGCGGCAGCTTGCTGACGTTCAGCCTCTCGACGCGCTTTGTTTGCTTCATTCGCTTGATAAGCAGATCCAGCCAATACAGCAAATGCAATTAATGCCATGTCACTCTCCAATCACAGCCCGATCAACTGCATCGGGATTTTTTTCGTCAGTTGCGTGGACACAAAACCAAACAGAATCTTCAATCGCAGAGATTGTGTGATTCGCTCCTGCCTTAATGTTTATACAAGCAGGCGCTTCGTATTCAACCGTTTCACCATCAACCTCAACAGCAACAAAACCTTTTGCAAGCACACTCAAATGGCTATACACATGCTTATGTTGCAATATGTAATGGCCTTCTGGAATATGTATTTCCTTGGCATAAAGTCCATCAGAAAAGTGATGGGCTAATCGTTCGTCGGTATTTGGCACGCTCATATAGCAAGCAATTCTATTGGGTTTTCAAAAGGTTGCAACCATAAAGCTATATTGCAGATATACCTCATGCAAAAATATCGAAGTCCATCTTCGCCACTGTCAGGCCGGGTGCCTTGCCGCCCAGGCTGTGAACTCTTGTCATGCGGTTATATTCGCCGCCACCAAGCATCAAATACCCGAATGAGTCGCCAATGTGCGAGTGTTCGTTCTTGTTGGGCGCATCTCGGAACCGCTCTTGCCCTGCGCCAACCGCCACGCGCTTGAAGTGGTAGCCACCGGCTAAAGCCTTGCGCAGTAGCTTGCAGTTGCGGTTGACGATCAGCCCTGGCTTGCCGTCGATTAAGCGCTGCATGGGCGCTGCAGAGGCTTCTCGGCGTACCTTGAAGTCGTTGCTGGCAGTGGGTTGAGCCTTTAGCCCCAGTGTGCGCAGGAAATCAAAGGCTGTTACCTCATAGATGGCATCACGCGCCATGCCGGCAGGGTCGCCCCAAATCATGACTTGGTGCTGCGGGTATCGCGCATTGAGCTCGGCTAACAGTTGCATACCAAATCGCTCCAAACCCATGTCAAATGTCACGATTTCATGGTGGATCACCCAGCGGCCATTGGGTAAACGCTGGCCAATGGTGGCAGCTGGGGTCAATCCGAAGTCGAGCCCGACCTGAATCGGCACATCAAGCGACAGATCGGTTTCGCCCGACATGGTGGAATCGTCGTATTCAGGCCAGACGGGTCGGCCTTCTTGGACGTAGGTGTACAGACCGCCTGCGTAGCACTTGATCCAATCCAAGTTCTTACCCAGCAGCATCTGTTGGTAGTAGCCGCCGGGCAAATTGTTGACGTTCTCGGCCTTTGGGTTGACCTTCCACCACTTGCCGGCAGCAAATATATGGTCGTTAGCCTCGGGATTGTCTGGCAGGTGTTCAGGATCGACCTCAATCACACCACCAGGCTGCTGCCAAAACTTCCAAGCGTACTGGCCGGTCATCTTTTCCTTGACCGCCATCTTGTGCCACCAGTGATCATCGTCTGTTGGGTTGGTATCCATCCAGATACCGTGCCATGTGGCACCGCCATCGCGCTTAGTTGGGTAACGTCCGACCCGGTGGGTCAGGCCATCAATCACCGCCTTGGGCAGCTCTCGCGCTTCGTTGACCCACGCACCGGTTAATTCCAGCGACAGCAGCTTTCTAACGTCTTTTGGCTGGTCAAGCGCTAAAAAAATGACTTCCATATCGATGCCTGCGGCTTCACCACGGGCTGGCAGTCGGATATGGTGGGTGATTGGCGGGGTGTGCATCATCGGCCCGAAGGTGGATTCGGGGAACAGGTCGAGCCAGGTCTTGATGGTGGTGGTTTTCAGCATGGGGTAGCTGTTTCGCACCACCGCCCAGCGCGAATACCGGATGTTATCAATCGGGCTTGGCTTCTGTTGAATCGCCTTCTTGAAGATCTTGGCCGCGCAACCGTAGCTTTTGCCGGAGCCCACCGGCCCCATCACGCCCTGGACGAAGGCGTTGCTCTGGAAGAAGTCGTAGATCACCGGGCTCTCGCTGAAGTCGAACCTCAGACCCTCGCTCGATACCATCTTGCTGGACTGCTCTTTCGTTTTTGACACGTTTCCTCCAAAGACTCATTATTGGCCAGACGTTGGCGCGACCACGTTGACATCAATCACGCTAGGCTTGTCATTCTCGTCAGGGTTGTCCAGCAGGCCACTCGCCTTGGCCAGCAGCCGCAAGACACCGACCTTATCGTACAGCTCGATGTCCAAGAAACTGTTGCCTTCCTTGTCAGTTCTGACCGATACCTTCTTAATCGCCTGCAAGGCATGTTCAGGGATCTGGTGCGCAGCCTTGACCTTAACCTGGCCGTCCTCATCCCAGGTCATGATGTCCGTGATCTTGGTGTTGGCCATGCACAGAAGGGCATAAGACACCGCTTCTCGGTTCTGGATCAGGGTGTTTGAGCGCTCCAACCGACGCTGGATCGAGCGAGTACCACCCCAGTTGGTCAGGGGCGGTACTACGTTGGATTGTTTCTTGGCTGGCATCAGAAGGGTATCTCTTCGTCAGCCTGCGGCTGGTAGCCATTGCCCTTGGCCTGGTTGTGCGTAGACAGCGGCGGCGCACCAATCGACTTCACCTTGCCGATCTTGATCTTGAAGTACTGCTCACCCGCCTTAGTGGTCGCAGGATTCAAGTCAAGGTAATGCACCGTGCCATCCGGCAACATGACGTCACCACGGTAGGCAGCGTGCCAATCCTCCTTCTTTTCCTTGTTGATAAACGCACTGCCAAAGTTCGGCTTATGTTCCCATCCCATAATTATCAATCTCCTAAGTTGTTGCAAAAAACCCACCAGACAAAAAAGTGGGGAAAAATTGTGGGGGACCCCCGCTAGCGCTCATGACGGGGGAGGGGGCAAAGGGTGCCTTTTTGACAACGTATGATGCCAGATCGATAACGCAATCGATCCTGCAGCCAGGCTGTGCTGGCATCGCTTCAATGCAGACACGTCGTTACCCCCCCCTGCCTTCCGGACACGTCAAAACACCATACGTTCGTTTGGTCTTTGGACACTTTGGATTACAGCCCCGTAGAGCCGTTTGCCATGCGTACCCATGTCTGCCTATTACCTGCACCCTGATCGCGCCTTGTAGGTGCCTTAGATCGCGTTTAAATGCCATGTCGTGCTGTCAGCTCATCCGATTGCAGCATGATCAGGTCGTTAGCCAGCATCACACCATCGGTCGGCAAGGGCAAGCCTTCAGCTGCATAGCGATCTGACAACTTATCCATTAGCGTTTCCAGTTCTGCAACTGTTGTTGAATCTGCAATGTGTTGAATTGATTCTTGGTTGCTTAAAACATTAAAACCTTTATTTAAAAATAACCTTAATACTTTATCTGTACCTATGTTTTCTTGTGTTCGCGCAACCTCTGGATGTAGCCGATCATGTTGCCTATGAGCGGAGTTATCCACAGGTCTAGGTTGCCTATGTGTAGCCTCTTCATTGGCAACCTCTGAAGGTAGCGTATCGGATGCTTTTGCTTTCTTCTTTGCTATCTGTTCTTTCATCTTAGCAACCGTGACTGTGTCTCCTGACTTTGGCATTTGATACTCCCTTGGTGGTTGTTGAACTGGCTTAATTACTCCGTTGATCATGTCGTGGATGCGTTTGAGTCCTTCTGGATCTGGTGTCATATCCTGCATCTGTTTCTCCTTCATTAGCGGTGTCCTGGTGTCTTCAATGCGGCTAGTGACTGCCACAGCTGTTTCAGCATCGATGCTCTTATCGAAGATCAGCCGGATGCTGTTTGACCTCTCGCCTCGCCAGCCCTTGCTGATTACTTCCAGGTAACCAGCTTTGACCAGCTTGCCGACTTGCCTGGTGATTGCCTGCCGGCTAACGCCCAGATCTTGAGCTAGCCTGGCTTGCCCGACCCATGTGATCCCAGCTCTGTTGCAGTAGCTGGCCACCAGCAACAGCGTGCGCAACATGCCCTCGGTCAATGTCTTATCCGTGGCTGCTCGGATCGGCACCACAACCAGCTTGCGCTGGTCTGGCATCGGTTCCTTCTCGCGGATCTTAGGCTTCTTCGGCAACGCGAACTGCACCACGTTATCAGGCATTGGAGTCATGCCACCCTTTCCAACAGGCTGGCCTGAAGCGGTGCCTGCTGCCAATGTGGTCGGCATTGAATCGAATCCCACTGGTCAGCCATTTGCCTCACCGGCACGCCTCGATTGTGATTGCGGGCAATGTCAGTGCTGTCCACGCTGGCAAACGGATAGCCAAAGCGGGTTGTCGCCATGCCTCGCAGCATGTGCAACCAGGTCGGCACTCTGCCTGTCTTGCAGATCACGTTCATGGCCTCGGTCATCCGGCGGTGCCAGCTGCTTGAGCCGACCACCGCATACTGAGCTGACGATCCAATGCAGACCCGCTGCCAGCTGTCGCACAGCCGCTGCAGCCGGTCAATCGACTCATGCATGTGCCAGACCGGCGCACCACGCTGACCATGCGGCCATTGATTAAGCAGGGCATCGTTATCGGCCTCGTCGCCAACAATTACATCAGGGATGACTGCCCAGCTGGTCGGATAGTCCAGCCACTGTTCGCACCAACCATAAAACCCAGCCCAATCTGTCTGCTTGCCCGAGCGCCATGCCGAGAATGCGCCGTTGTCCAGCATCACGCCTTGGCCATGTTTGTGGCACCAATCCACATCATCAGGCCGGTAGTGCGACACGCAAAAGAAACGACCCGCCAGCTGCTGCAGGACAGTCCTGGGCGTGATTGGCGTGCCGTGGTAGTGGATCGTCATATCTCGCCCCTGACGGTTTCCACATCCACGCCATGATGGTGAGCTCGCAGAAACTGTCTTGTGTTTGGGAACTGATGCGCCAGGTGGTCGGCCATCTTCTCGTGGAATTCGCACTCCCAAAGCTCACAGGCGATGACGATCTTCTCGACGTAGATCATGTGCTCCGAATGGATCTCGAGCTCGTAGAACACCTGCTTGTTGTTGTTCGGGCAGCGCACCGCGAACTTGTGGGTGTAAATATTCATTTCCAATCGTCTTCCTTATCGCCTGCCAGCAGGCTGATGTAGAACGCAATCGCTGCAAGCCCTAGTAAGCCGCCGATGGTCATCAGCACCACGCCTATCAGCGCCAGCAACATCACGGCCACCGCAGCTGACCTGCCAGCTTCCGCACATGCGCCTCTGGCGTTATCTGGCCGCTGTGGTTGCGATACGGGCTCTCTGAGCGCCTTTCCACACACGGCTTGCAGATCCACCTCGCCGTGTTCTTGCCGCGCCTGTAGATCCCGCCATCAAGATCCCTGGTGCATTGGCAACTGGTGCAGAACTTGGTATTCATATCAGCCCCTTAATCCGCTTGATCTCCCAGCCTGTCGCGTCGTGGATCTTCAAGATCCGCTCCGCTGTGACACCCATCTTGCCGTTTCTTATCTTGCTGACATACGCCTGCGGCCAGCCTAGCTTGACAGCCAGGTGAGCATCGTTGCGAGCTCTGAGCTCAGTAATCAGTGTGTCCAGCAGCCGGTGGTCATTTCTTGGTTTTTGCATTTTTATATCTCCTTGCCATTTCGTTGCGCAGCTTGGTCTTGCCCTCAATGCCGCGCCGCTCTTCGACACTGAGTAAATATTGCATCTTGGTAACCTTCGGCTTCCTCGCCTTGTCCGGTAGCTTCAGAGCCCACCGTATCTCGCATTCATGCCGCCAGGCTTCGCTGTGCGTGCAGACTTCAACGCCGTCCACCAGCACAGTGCGAGGCTTCCAGTGCGGCCTGTCACAGTGCTGGCAATGCTCATAACCTGCGGCCACCATGCCGCCTCAAGTAACGCCTGGTCTGCCTAATTGCAGCAATGATGCCTAACCCTGAATAGCGCCAAACCCGAAACGCTCGCCATAGCCGGATCATTTGACGCGCCTCACCTTGTTAGCCTTCGCAGCCTTGGCCTGCTCGCGCTGGATGCGCTTGAACTTGGCGGCTAAGTCCATCGCGGTGCCCGCGGGCTTGTATTTGAAATTTGGGTTCCACACACTCGGCGTGTCATCCGGCTTCTTTTCTTTCTTTGGCGGCATCGTGTCATCAGCCAGCTTCAGTTTGGTTTGCATTGTTTCCTTCCAATTGATCTCTTAGCATAGGTATAAAGTCATCCAGTAAAAGGCAGACGCGCCAGGGCTGGCCGTTGCGCCGGTAGACTACCACCGGCACCTCATGCGGCTGCGCACAAGCCTCGACCTGTTGCGACCAGGCATCAATCTGCAACCGCTCCTGCCGCTTAACCTCGAGCCTGAAGTGCTGGATCGTGATGTCATCCGCACCATCGCGGGCCTGCCCCAGGTTGCGCTTAACCACAAAGCCGAGCTCATTGGTTAGCAGCGTGGCCAGCTCACGCTCACCAGCCGCGCCCTTGTTCCGCTTGCCGCGACCGTTCATGCGCCACCTAGCAGCTTGTTCAGCCGATCCTGCGTGCTCTGGTAGCGCTTGCCGTAGGCTTCCAGTATCAGCTCTTCCAGGATCGACACCCTGGTGCGACGCTGCTCTGCAGCCGCCTGGTCTAGTAGCTGCCTTACCTCTGGCCGCATACGCATTAAAAACATCTTGCCCTGTTTCATAACTCCCCCCTTGTATATCTGCCGAATATAATTCCAAGACCGTAACGCCGTCAACGCTTGCCAATTTGACAGCACCTAAAATTATTTTGGTTTGGGGTGTTGACATATCGCCGAGATATATGAGAGTCTCTGTCTACGGTCACTCAAGACCGCAACGCCACCGAGATACAGGAGCGCAAAACATGAGCAAGTATGTAGCTTACTTCCGAGTTTCCACTGAGCGCCAAGGTCAGTCTGGCCTCGGCCTCGAAGCCCAGCAGGCAGCAGTCAAAGCCTACGCCGACGGCATCATCCATTCATTCACTGAGATCGAATCAGGCAAGCACGATGACCGGCCACAGCTGGCCGCTGCCATCGCCATGTGCAAAGCCACAGGCGCTGCTCTGCTGATTGCCAAGATCGACCGACTGAGCCGCCAGGCAGCGTTTCTGCTGACCCTGCGTGACTCTGGCGTGCAGATCGTTGCAGCCGACATGCCGCACGCTGGTACGCTTGAGTTTGGTATCCGCGCTGTAGTCGCCCAGCATGAGCGCGAAGAGATCAGCCGCCGTACCAAGGCAGCACTGCAAGCCGCCAAGGCTCGCGGTGTCAAACTCGGTAACCCAAACCCACAGGCAGCAGCAGAAGCCGGTGCAGCCGCTGGCCGTGCCAACGCAGACGCATTTGCAGCTCGCATGATGCCCATCATCGCCGACCTGCAGCGTGCAGGCATCACCAGCCTGCGCTCAATCGCAGCAGCACTGACAGCTCGCGGCGTGCAAACCGCTCGCGGTGGCCGTACCTGGGGCGCTGCCCAAGTCTCTAACCTTATTCAGCGGGGTGCAGCATGAACGACGATTTCTTCAACGGTTTTCTGCTCGGGATCTTTGTTGTAATGGCCATGTTCTTTGTGGCGGGTGTCATATGATCACCGGCCAGATCCTGCGCGATGCCCAGCTGGCACTGTTCGAGCAACGCGACAGTGACTTCCTAGCCCAATGCCGAGACATTGCAGCTCAGATCTGCAGGCAGCAGGGCTCGGTGTCCATCAACGATGTCCGCGCTGCCATCAACCTGCCTGCGGAGCTGCACCCATCAGTCCTGGGTGCCGTTTTCCGGGGTAAAAAATTCACAGCAATCGGCTACACAGAAGCCGCTCACAAAGCCGCCCACGCTCGCGTGGTGCGGGTCTATAAACTAACGGAGGAAACATGTCAGGCAAACTAACACCAGACTACATGATGAGCGCCAGCCGCCTGCCAGCGCTGCTCGGGTTGTCTCGCTACCAGACACCCAATGATGAGCTGCAGTACAGCATCAACGCAAGCAAAGGCCTGCCACGCGAAGACAAACAGAACGAAGCGATGGCCTGGGGTGACCGCATCGAGCGCCTGATCCTGCAAGAAACAGCCAAGCGCCTCGAGCTGCTCGAGCTCTCGACCGAGTTCGACTCGGCCTTCTTCCATAAGACACTGCCGCTGGCCTGCAGCCTGGACGGATGGGCGCATGGCCGTGGCCAGAAGATCCGCACCGACATGGACGCAGGCATTATCGTGGTCGGCCAGGATGAGATCATGCTTGACGGCTATGGCGTGCTCGAGGCCAAGCTAACCGCGGTGTCGCCCGAGGAAATGCCAGCACTGTACCGTGGCCCTGTGCAGCTGCAGGCACAGATGGACATTATGCAGGCACGCTGGGGTGCGGTGGCCGTGCTGTACCAGGGAACCGTGCTGCGCATCTTCCTGTTCGAGCCGCACAAGCAGACGCTGGAAACAATCAAGACCGCGGTGCTCGAGTTCCAAAACAAAATCGAGAAGTACAAAGCCACCGGCGAGATTGACTACTACCCACCAGCCAACAGCAAGGATGCCGACCGTATGTACCCGGCAGCTGATGAGGCTGCGGTGGTCAACCTACCTGGTCGCGCTGAACAGCTGGCCGACCAGATCCTAGCCGCTAACGCAGACATTAAAGAGGCAGAAGGCAAGCGCAGCGAGGCCGAGACCGAGCTCAAAGCCATGCTCGGCCAGGCATCCAAAGGCACCGTCGGACGCTTTGAGATCCGCTGGCCAATGCGTAGCTACAAGGCGACACCAGAGAAGGTGGTGCCGGCGAAGGACGCATACAGCATCAGACAATCAACCCTATCCATCAAAGAGGCACTATGACCAAACTCGAAGAGGCGCACGCCAGAGCTGTGGTTGCGCTGTTGAACACCATACCCAAGTGCAGCGAGGAAGAGGCCGAAGAGATCGTCGAATCCTTCACCGCGCTAGTTTTGTACACAATCCAAGCATTCTTACCAGGAGATAACAATGACCAATCTCGTTACAACTAGACAAGGCTTCGCGCCTGCAACCTTCACCGAAGCCAGGCAGTTTGCCGAAGAGCTGGCATCGTCCAGCCTAGTACCCAAAGCCTATGTCAGCAAGCCGCAGGACATACTGGTGGCCATGCAGTGGGGTGCAGAGATCGGCCTGGCACCCATGCAGGCATTACAAAATATCGCGGTGATAAATGGGAAGCCTTCGGTCTACGGTGACGCAGCGATGGCGCTGGTGCAGGCCAGCCCACACTGCGAAGACATCGAAGAGTATTTCGAGGACGAAGGCACGCCGAACCCGGTGGCCGTGTGCGTTGCCAAGCGCAAGGGTCGCAAGCCGGTGGTGGCTAAGTTCAGCGTCGAGGATGCCAAGAGAGCTGGCTTATGGGGCAAGCAAGGGCCGTGGCAGGCGTATCCAAAGCGCATGATGCAAATGCGAGCTCGCGGGTTTGCGCTGCGTGATGCGTTTCCTGATGCGTTGAAGGGTCTGATCACAGTCGAGGAGGCGCAAGACTTCCCGCCAGAGGCCAAGCCACAGCCAGCCAAGAATATCACGCCGCTGCCATCTAACCCACTCGATCGAATCGCACCACCACCGCCACCAATAGATGAGTATGTGCCGGATCTGGAAGAGGCTGACCCGGAGCCAGCAGGTGAGTTCCAGCTGATGGTGCCAGGCAAGGACGGTGGCGAGCCGGTAGTTAAGTCAACGCACGCAACGCAGCTGGATTGGTCTGCAGCCTATGAAGAGCTCGCCGACAAGGCCATGTCAGCAGGCAAGGCAAGTGAGCGTGACCGGATGACAGCGCTAAAAAATTTCAAGGAAGCGAACCAGGTGCTGTTTAAAAAGATGGAGCCTGGTGCCATGCTGCAGCATTCACAGGCTTACCAGAAGCGGCTGCGAATGCTTGGCGCTGAGATGAACAAGGAAAAAAATCCCGACTGATAGCCGGGAAAACCCGCTGGTACTTTGGTTAGCGCAGGAGGGGCGCAGTATCAGCGGGGGGTGTTCCTTACTGCTTCGTACTGACGGATGCAGGTGTCGAGGGCTGATTGGAGCCTTGCTGCGTCGGCGGCGTACCTTGCAAGAAACTCTCCATTTGCCCGATCCAGTTCCGCTCCAGACGCTCCACTGCAAGAGCTGGCGGTACTGGACACGGCACCTGCCGGGGCGGCGGGGCGCTCGGGGCGCTTGCGCAGGCTGTCAATGAGCCGGTCAGAGCGAGCATTAATATCTTTGATCTGTTCATACGATTCCTCTCTCAGCTTGTCAGCCTGGGCTTGTAGCTGCTGCTCCTTCTCGCGTGCAGCTGCCTGCGCCTTCGCGT